GACAGCGCCAGTCGTAATGAAGTGGCCGGACGTGCCGAGTCAACTGATGGAACCAGTTCCGGAGTTAAAGCCTCTGATCTCCTCGACACCGTCGTCCAAAACTACGGCACCTGCAACGAAGTAAGAGAAAAACTTAAAGCGTGGCAAGAGTGGTATGTTGAACAAAAGAAGATTTTTGAAAGTGTCAAATGAGATTAAGAGAACTATTATCGGAGGCTAAGTACGATCCGAATGTAGTCGGGTCTGGTATTGTAGTAGACCCAAATTATAAAGAAACTCCAATAACTCAACCAGCTAAAGCCGCAAAGAAAGCTCAACCGGCTAAATCCGCTATCCCATCTACACCAGTTGCTCCTAAACTTGGGCCATCTAACCCGCCAGTAGCACCCGTAACAACTCCAGCACCTAAATTAAATACCACAGCTCCAAAAGAACCACCACATTTTAATCCTGGCGAGCATATAGATTTGTTGACTAAGATGGCAAAAGCTCGAGGCATTGCTTCTGCTAATGATTTATCAAATTTCTTAGGACAATGCAAAGTAGAAACAGCTAACTTTACAATGGCAGCTGAAAACTTTATGTATACAGATCCTATTAGAATTTATAAAGTTTTTACAAGTAAATTTAAAAACCCAGAAGAAGCAAAACCATACGTCAATAATCCCGTAGCTTTAGCTAACAGGGCGTTGAGTGGAAAAAATGGTAACGGAGATGAAGCTAGTGGCGATGGCTGGAGATTCCGAGGACGGGGATTTATACATTTAACTGGTAGAGAGTTATATGCACAAGCTGGTGCTTTAGCACATCCAGACAAAGCAGGTATTTATGTAGCTAATCCAGAATTACTTTCTAGTAATCCCAAAGAAGCAGCAGCAGCCTCAATTGCATATTTTAAATCCAAAGTAGGGCTTGGTAAAACAACCAAACAAACAACTAAAGTAGTCAATCCTGCAGGATTAAAAAGTAAAGAACGTGTTGCAGCATCGCAGCAGATGAAAAAACAAATTGTAGCGGCAGCGCCTGCTACACGCCCAGGACAAGCGGCTACGCCAAAACCAAAAAAAATAGTTAAATAATGGTATATTACAAATAGGAGCGAACGATGTCAGTTGTTGATTCAGTATTAAAGTTAATAACAAAAACACCAAAAGATCCAGATGCACCTAAGCCTCCAGTAGGATCAAGATCAGAACGTGAAGCAAAGATCAAAGACCGAGCAGGTATGGTTATTTCTGTCTTTGCGTTGTTGTTAGCAGTCAACGCATGGTACGGCGGTAAGTTGTCCAGCACAGTATTAAACAATACACTAGGTGCTAACAATGCTTGGGCACAATATCAAGCAAAGAACAATCGTCTAGTTAGTTTTGAAATTGCTAGCAAGACAACAGCTGATCCAAAACTAAAAGCAGAATTCAAATCAGAAGCAGAACGTATGGAATCTGACAAGAAAGAAATTGCTGTTAATGCACGTAAGATGGAAGCAGAGCGTGAAGTTGCTAAAAAAGCTAGTCCATGGATTGGGTATGCAAGTACAGCATATCAATTGGCTATTGTTGTTTTATCAGCAAGTATTTTAGCAGTTAGCATGGCCATGTTCTGGAGCAGTTTTTTAGTAGCAGGATTTGGTATATTTTTATCAGCCAACGGTTTGTTTTTATTTTTTTAAAATTTAAAAGGAGCGGCGTATGTTAGACATATTATTTTGGGTAGCAGTTGGAGCATTTGTAGGTTGGAATTTTCCACAGCCATTTTGGGCTAAAGCAATTCAGGAAAAGATTCAAACAATGATTGCTAAGAAGTAATACACTATTAGGAGCAGAAAATGAGCGAAGAAGTAAAGAGCGTGAGCGAACAAAAGAAAGAAGATTGGATGAACAGCAAGTGGCGTCCAATGATGGGTTGGATGTATATGCTGGTCTGTACAATGGACATGGTTATATTCCCAATCCTATGGAGTCTACTACAGACTACTGTAGGTACAGGTCTCACACAATGGAATCCACTAACACTACAAGGTGCTGGATTGTTTCACATTGCTATGGGTGCAGTTTTGGGTATTGCGGCATTTGGTCGCACACAGGAAAAACTAGGAGGAGCAAACAATGGCGGAATACAAACACCAGGAACAGGTTTTGCAAGCGGACCTTCAACACCTAGCCAACCACAATCAGGATTTGGTGCAGCACCAGGAGGATTTGGTTCTCCGGCAGCAAGCCCAACACCAAGTAGCTTTGGTGGTAATACAGGATTTGGAGCGGCAACGTCTCCAACACCAGTAACCCCAATGGCTGTTAAAAAACCAGCATCCAGCAAACCAATGGATGACGGGGATATGCCTCTAAGGGATTGATAATCAGAATGTTGACTAGTAGGTCAACATGTTGTATAATTATATGATGACCTACTACGAAACTCTCGGATTACAATCTAATTGCAGCCAGGCAGATATCAAAAAAGCATATCGTGCCTTGGCTATGAAGCATCACCCAGATCGCGGTGGTGACGAAAAGAAATTCAAAGAAATTGAAGAAGCGTATCGCACGTTAAGCGATGAGCAAAAACGAGCTGAGTACGATGCTGGCGGTTCACAACAAGAATGGAATCCCTTTGGCAGTGCTGGCGGCTTCCACGACATTAATGAAATGTTTGGATTTAGGTTCGGTCCAGGATTTGCCGGTTTTCACCAACAATCTAGACGCAACAGAGATTTGGGCATTCGTCTCAACATATCATTAAAAGACAGCTTCTTAGGTAAAGAACTAGAAGCACTATATCAAATGATGACTGGTAAACAACAAAGTGTTGTAATTAATATCCCACCTGGCATTGAAACTGGACAAACCATACGCTATAATGGATTAGGCGACGATAGTATTCCAGGCGCCCCAAGAGGCAACTTGAACGTTACTATATTTGTAGATCCTGATCCACAATATTTTAGACGTGGGGATGACATTTGTACGCAAATTGAATTATCCACATTTGACGCTATGCTAGGCGTTGAAAAAATGATCCGTACAATTGATGATAAAACTTTACAGGTCAAGATTCGTCCAGGTGTTCAACACGGTGACGAATATTCGTGTTCTGGAATGGGGTTTCAAAACTCAAGGCATAGACAAACTGGTAATTTTATCATTATTGTTAATGTCAAAGTTCCATCAATTACTGATAGTACAATAAGAGCCAAACTAGAAGCCATTCAAAAAGAAATTAATAATTTACCTCAATAACTTCTAAAAAATAACTTGACAAGTTACAAGTTTCGTATATAATAGAGCTTGAAGGTATTGTTTATCTGATATAATAACAAAGGAACGAGAATGGTAGAACCAAGTGAGAATTTAAAGTTAGTTTTTGAAAAGGCCATTGATGTAGCCAAAAAACTACAACACGAGTACTTGACTGTTGAGCATTTGCTTTTTTCCATGCTGTGCGAAGAAAGTTTCTTTAAATGTGTTCAAGGATACGGTGCTGATCCCGAGTATATCAAAAAAAATCTTGAACATTATCTAAAAACTAAACTCAACGATATTGTGACCAATACCGTTGGTAAACCTAAAAAGACACAAGCAGTTGAACGTGTGTTAAATCGTGCGTTTACACAAGTGTTGTTTAATGGTCGTCAACAAATTGAACCATCAGACGTTTTCCTAGCAATGATGGGTGAAAAACGATCATGGGCATTATATTATATTCAACAAGCAGAAATTGACAAAGATAAATTTGCCGATTACATTAACAACGAAGTAGAAAGCGGCGAAGAAGAAGTGCATGATAATCAAAGCGAAAGAGCGTTAAAAGCATTCACAACCAATCTTAACGATTCAGTTAAGAAGAATAAAATTGACCCTGTAATAGGTCGTATTGAAGAATTAGAAAATATTGCTCTAGCAATGGGACGTAGAAGTAAAAATAACGTAATGCTAGTTGGTGATCCAGGAGTTGGTAAAACCGCTATTGCTGAAGGCCTTGCTTTTAACATTGTTAATGGTGCAGTTCCAGATTTTCTAAAAGATTACCAAGTGTTTAATTTAGATATCAGTGCCATGCTTGCTGGATCTAAATATCGTGGAGATTTTGAAGAACGTTTTAAACTTGTTCTCAAAGCATTAGAAAAGAAAGGCAAGACTGTACTGTTTATTGACGAAGCACACATGATTAGCGGTGCTGGCAGTTCTGGAAATAGTGCCAATGACCTTGCCAACATGATGAAGCCTGCATTAAGCAAAGGTAACATTAAAGTTGTAGCGTCAACTACATGGGATGAATATCGCAAGCACTTTGAAAAAGATCGTGCGCTCATGCGTCGTTTCCAACGCATTACAGTTGATGAGCCCACTCCAGAAGTAGCATTGCAAATTCTAAAAGGTCTTAAGAAGTATTACGAGGGTCATCATAAAGTTAAAATTCTTGATGAAGCTTTACATGTTGCAATTAAGTTGTCCGTTAAATATCAAGCAGATAAGAAGTTGCCTGATAAAGCAATTGACTTAATTGACTGTGCATGTTCTCGATTTAACTTAAAACTTGCAGATGAACGAGTTGTTGGTGAACGTGAAATCCAATACGAACTAGCACAAATGGTTCAAATGCCAGCAGAGCAAATTGCCGAAACTGAATCCAGTAATTTGTCTACTTTGGAAACAGAGTTACAAGCAGAGGTGTATGGGCAAGATACTGCTATTACAGAAGTAGTTGATAAAATTCTTGTTGCCCGTGCAGGACTTAAAGCTGATAATAAACCAGTTGGTAGTTTTGTGTTTATGGGTCCAACTGGTTGTGGTAAAACTGAAACTGCAAAAGCACTTGCTAAACAGTTAGGTGTTAAACTTATTCGCTTTGATATGAGTGAATATCAAGAAAAACACAGTGTGTCTAAACTAATCGGTAGTCCCCCAGGATATGTTGGCTTTGAAGAAAATGCTGGCTTGCTAATTACACAAATTCAAGAGAATCCAAATTGTGTATTATTGTTTGATGAAGTTGAAAAATCACATCCAGACGTAAGTACAATTTTGTTACAGCTAATGGATAACGGGTTTGTTACTGGCAGCAATGGTAAGAAAGCTGATTGCCGAAACTTGATTCTTATATTGACCACTAACGCTGGCGCACAAGCAAGTGAAAAAAATCAAATTGGCTTTGGTGCACAAGAAAAAGACTACACTGATTCTGATCTAAAGAAGTTTTTTGCTCCAGAATTCCGTAATCGATTAGACGCTATTGTTACCTTTAAGAAACTTGGCAAAGACATTATGGTTAAGGTTGTTAACAAGTTTATTGCAGAATTGAGCGCACAGGTCAAAGAAAAGGGCATTAAAATTAAGATTGACAAATCTGCAATTGAACTACTAATTGAAAAAGGATTTGATTCAAAAATGGGTGCTCGTCCTTTGCAGAGAACTATTGATCAACTAATTAAACGTCCGCTAAGTAAGATGATGTTATTTGGTGAACTAAAGAATGGCGGGCATTTGACTATTGGCTCGTTAAACGGTGAAATTACTCTTACTAAGAGAGTAAAAATAATCAAGCCATTATTGCTAGAAAATGAAACTCAACCAGAAAATACTAGTCAAGAAAACTAAAAAACTTTTTATGGACAAATACCAGTACAAGGCAGTACTGGTATGTCCAGTTTCAGCTTGGTTTAGGGGTTGTGATTTAGACTTTGCAAGGCACAAACTAAAAGCAATTGATCCAACTAAACTACCCTTATTGTCTCCCCCATGGAGTAAATTAAGAAGTTTAGCGGATTTAGATTTTTGCTTAATTCTCGAACACAAACTATCAAGTTTTCAAAACTTTGATATTAGAGTTGAACATCCGTTATTAAGTTTTTACACTAATGATTTTAACGATGTAGTATCGTTAACGTCTGTTGATATTGATCGTACAAAGTATGTTAGTATTCCAGACGAATTCTTGTATCCCAAGTTGGAAAAGAACACTGTATTTTTACCTAAGATTGATTTTGAATTCAAAATAACCATGGGTAAGACTCGTACTAGTTACGACAGCTTTATTAAATGGGCTAATACTAGTGACAAAGTTCGATTAACTAAGAAATGCATACAAGAATTGTCAGCTGACTATTCATGGGGAGGCAGTTACTTCTATGTTAAAGATGAGAAGTCTCTTACCATGGTGAAAATGTTTTTAGGCAGTGAAATCAGCAGAATAGACCGCGTAATCAACGAAATTCCAGCTTAAACAGAACAATCTCCTTAGAAGCTAAATTAGCTAAATATACGAACGGCGGATTAATATGAGTACGTTATTAGTCTTACAGCTTGGACATATATGAAAATTACAGAACTATTCAATAATACATCAAAGAGCATAGATGATGAACTTGAGCTAGATAAAATTGGGCTGAATAAAAAGACCAATGATCATAGCTCAGCAGATGACGAATATTCATTCGATCTTGCTGAAGACATTATCTATTTCATGCACAACAACGATGATTTTTATCGTAAAAAATTCTTTCCTATATTAAACTTATGTAAGAAACAGTTTGATCAAGGTCAATCATTTTCGCACAGAGTGTTTAAACCAGTTGTTACAAAAGCGTATAGCATATACAAAGACGAATTCCCATTAAGAGAACTTAGAGACGAATTAGATAAAGAAATGGTTGAAGAAATTTGTAAGAAAATTCACGAATCTGAGATGACGAATATGCGTGAAGGGGCTTACAAATGATTTTAAACGAAGGCGGCAACATTTGGCCTGAGAGTACTGATTACGAACAAACTGTTGAAATGATTGACGGTTTAGTTCAAACCACTGAAGAGTTTGTCAGTGAAATTGGTCTAAAGATTCATGTCATTGGTAGTAGTGCTACGCCTACGCAAAATGCTTATTTAGGTGGTGAGCTTATTGGTATCTACAGAGAGCGTGAACAAAAGTTTGTTCCAGTTAAAGCATACGCAGACAAATACAACACTGGAGAATTACCACAAGGTGTTGAACTAAAACCAAAAAGATCTGGCGACTTAGACGTTATGGCAGATTTAAATGATGCTGCTAGATTCTTTAAGACTAAAGATGGAAAAACAACACGTCAAGCGTTAGATGATTTCTTAAAAGAAAAAGGTTTAAAAACCCACAAAGCTGGTGTAACAGTTCATACACTCATTCCTTATGGTGAAGGTTTTTATCAAGTGGACATTAAAATTGTTCCTAAAGCAGAAATTGTAAGTAGATTTCATCACCACGCTATCCCACCAGGCAGTCCATACAAAGGTGTTAATAAACAAATGATGATTAATACACTTGCTAGCAGTGGAGGATTTTTGTGGAGTCCAGACGAAGGTCTTTACAAACGCGATGCTGCTGGTAAGAAGGCAGAGTTTATTAGTGATGATTTAAATGTTATTGCTCAAACGTTACTTGGACCAAACGCAAATGCAGATAGTTTGGGCAGTGTTGAAAGTATAATGGATGCTATTCCAGACGAAGCAAAACGTAATGAAATTTTCGACAAAGCAAAGGCATCTAGCAGTTGGCAAGCTGCAACTCCCACAGTCGGTACTAACGAATGGTTTAGTCGCACACTAAGGATGTTGAAATGAGATTAAGAGAACTATTTGAAGCAGCTCCACCCAAAGTAGGTCGTAAGTATCAACACATTGAAGACTTGGCGTTTACTAACGGCAGTAACGGAGCGCACCATGCAGTTGAACGTTTACGTAGCATGGGCAAACAATCTGGTTCAATTGAATTAAAGTGGGACGGCAGTCCAGTTGTATACTGGGGTCGTGATGAGGATGGTGTTTTCCGTTTATTTCCTAAAAATGCGTGGGATTATTTGAAGCGTGGTACAACACAGACCAAGAGCGGTGTTAGTACTGAAATGAATAGTCCAGAAGACATTAGAAATTTTATTTTAGGTACTGGTAATACAGAACCTGGTAAAGAAAAACAACGCCAAAACTATGCTAATCAAATGGCAAGTTTGTGGAGTTACTTTGAAAAAATTAGTCCAGAGGTTGGATATATTGAAGGTGGTATTTTATTTCATCCTGGACAACCAGCAAAATTAAATCCCAAAACAGGCGATTACGATTTTACACCAAACATTACTAGTTTTCATATTCCAGCAGATAGTGACTTAGGTAAAAGAATTAGAACTGCAAAAGTTATGGTGGCAGCAACTGGCTATTACGAAACAATGGGAACTAGCGATGAAACACGTTATCCCAACGCAGAAGAATTAAGTACACCAGACGTTATTGTGCAAGGCACAACTTATGTTGAAGAAGCTCCAGATGTTGATGATAGCGAGTTAGATCAAATTGAGCAATACATTGATGCAAATGCAGATGCTATTGATGCCTTTTTAGCACCCAAGCCAGGACTAAGCAAAGTGGGTGATATATTATATACATTCTTTAATCAAAATTTACGTGTAGCTGGAGTTAAAAATAAATTTCAGTCTTGGATTAAGAATCAAGTAGCATCTAAAAAGATGTCGGCAGCTATGGCACAAAAAGTTTTATCTGATCCAGGATTAGATGCAGTTCTAACCACTGTGGAGATGATAACTGCTGCTAAGATGAATTTAATTACTGCATTAGGTGCAGGCACACATAGCGGCATTAAGCAAACTAAACCTGAAGGTTATGTTCAGGCCCATCCAGGCGGAGAATTTAAACGTGATGTTCCAGGACAGTTTGTTAAAGCAATTGACCAAGCTAACTGGGCTCCAAGGAAAGACTAATGAGATTACGTGAACTATTAATAGAAAATTTAGACCGTACTGGCGAAAGTAAAAGCGCAGTTGTAGGCTGGGGCCGTGGCATGGGGCACAAAGGTCACATGATGCTGGCCAGTAGCGTTTTAACACAGGCAAAAGATGATAGTGCCGATCCATATTTTGTAATCAGCAAAACAATGGGCAAAGATGATCCGTTAAGTCCTGATGAAAAATTAGACATTTACAATCAAGTATTTCCAAATAATCCCAAAGTGTTCAACACAGCAACTGATGAAATGCCTGACTTGAATAGAGTACTTAAAAAGTTAGCTACTATGGGTTATGGTAATGTTACTGTAGTTGTTGGGGCTGACCAAGTCAATGCGTTCCAATATCTAGTACGTCCAGACAAGTCTGGAGTTGAACCGTATAAGCAGTTTGGTTTAGATGATTTAAAAGTAATTGCACGTCAAGAAACTAATGATCCAAGTCGTGAAGAGGAAGGACCACGTGCCACTCCAATGCGTCAAGCATTGCTAGATCCTAATATGAGCGACGAGGACAAGTTTCAAGTATGGCGTGATGCAATGAATCCAGAAATTGACGATGAAAAAGTCAAACAACTAATGCAAACTGCATTACAGCGTATGCAAGACTTTGCAAAACCCAAAGTAAGAGTAAAGAAAGACAAAATGGCAGCAGAAAACTCTCGTAACCCAGACTTAATGAGCCCTAGCGATTATGATCGCTATCAACAAGGTCAAATGGACTACGAAAAGCGTGATTTCAAACGTAGAGAAATGGAACACGAATTAGGGCATGAAGATGAATGGCAACGTCAGCAAGATTCCAAACCAGTAATGGTTGGTATGTATTTTTATAACGTGCCAACTGGTAAGGAAGACGAAGCAGCCAGCTACGGAGTCAAACAAACTAAAAGTGGTAAGTGGGCCAAAACAAAATACAATAAAAGTGGACGCACATGGGGATTCCAAAAAGACCTTGCAGATAAAGCATTTGGACAGGGTAGATATTGGGAACCAAAAAAAGAATCTAGAGTTGGTGAAGAAGCAGCTGGTGTTGGCATTGTTACCAAACAAAACTCAACTGCCGATGTTGGTCCAGGCACACTAAACAAAATGCTCAAAGCATTTAAACTATAATGAAGCAGTACAGGATTACTACACAGGATTTAAACACGGATAGTAGTGATGACTGCTATCTTGATCCCAATGATCCCGTTCATGAACTAAAAGCACTTGCAGGTATTGGTGGAGGTTTGGGCGGACAAGCCAAACTACAAGAATACAGAGGTATGCAAGGAAGTAATATCAGTGCAACGGGTGACAGCAAAGGAGCCCTTATGAAGAAGCATGATATTAAACCGGGTACGCCCGAGTGGTTTAAATTGTGGTTTTCAAGACCATATCTAACTGGTGAAAAACCAATAGATTAATAAACCAATAAATACACTACAATGGAGAAATAAAATGAGTTTTGATTTTGATTTTACACTAGAAAAGGTAGCCGCTTGTATTAGCAAAAATAAAGATCCTGAATCATGGTTCAAAGCACTTGCAGAGCATTTACCACAGTTCGAGATTAATACTCCAGCAAGAGTCGCTGGATTTATTTCGCAATGTCAGCACGAAAGTGGTGATTTTAATCTACTACAAGAAAACTTAAACTACGGAGCCAAGGGCTTACGTGGTACATTTGGTAAGTATTTTCCAACAGACGATATTGCAACACAATACGAACGCAAACCAGAGATGATTGCTAATCGTGTATACTCAAGTCGTATGGGCAATGGCGATGAATCTAGCGGAGAAGGCTGGAAATATCGTGGTCGTGGATTACTTCAATTGACTGGTAAGAGTAACTATACACAATGTAGTAAAGATCTTTTTGGTGATGACACACTTGTAGAAGACCCAGATCTTTTACGCACACCAGAATATGCAGTACTAAGTGCTTGCTGGTTCTGGAAGAAAAACAATTTAAACGCAATTTGTGATACTGGCGATGTAGTAGCACTGAGCAAACGTATTAATGGTGGAACTATTGGTCTTGATGACCGTATTTCACACTGGAATCATTGCTTGGAAATTTTAGAAAGCTAATATGAGGTTGTGGGAAATATTACAAGAAGAAGCAACTGCCGGTTCTACTAGTGCCGGCAGTATTGCTACGGTTGTTAGCCCACACTTAGCAATTGGCAATAAGAAGACGCGAAACAGGTACGGAAAAGGTGGTAAGCCAAGGCCTCCTAAAGCAAAACAAGCGAAAAACAAAGACGGAACAGCGAAAAATGCACTTGATATGAAGGGCAGTATTTTCGGCGGCAAGCCCGTAAAACGCTAAATACAACGATAACGGAGTTTACTATGCACATCGATATGCAACCACAAGATGATATGAATGGCTTACCAGGCGGCGAAAGAGACCGTGAAGGTGCTATGGCCAAAGCTGACTTATACAAGTTAGCAAATTACAGTTTAAAACTATTTAAAATGATGGAAGCTAATACACAACTAGAAGGTTGGGTACAGGCTAAGATCACAAAAGCAGCTGATTATGTCGCTAGCGTATACCACTATATGGAATACGAAATGAAGTTCAGCGAATACGGCCAAGCTATCGATGACAGCGATGTTTATTCAGAAAGCCAAAAACGTGCCCTAAGAGGCAAGTTAATGGAAGCTAAAGAAAAGATCAAAGACCTTAAGAAAGCTCAAGCTGAAAAGATCAAGAAGAAAGAAGAAAAGGTCGATGAAGCAAGTGGTGTACGTGCAACAGACAAAAAGAAAGGCAAAGTTGAAAAGTCTGAAAAGAAGCAATACTTTGTCAAGTTAGAAAAAGATGGTGCAACAAAAGGCATGACTATTACTGCCGACGAAGGCGAATTACAAAGTGAAGTACGTGATCGTGCCGCACGTGATGCACGTAGTGGCGGTTGGACAGTGGCTAGCATTCGTCTTAAAGACAGTGGTTCAGGTGAAGAGTTAGATGAAGCTAAAAAGAAAGGTGATGGTAATTTAGCTAACAATGCCAAACCATATGACAAAGTAACACGTGGTGATGTAATTGCTGGTCGTCTTGGTAAGGATGAAAAGGGCAGCAAGAAAGTTAAAGAAACTGCCATAGGAGCCATTGGCAAGGCTGCTGGTGCCGGTGCAGCAGCGTTTGGTGCTCAGAAAAAATCTGGTATTCCAGCAACAGCAACAACTACAGTTCCGGGTATGCGAGCAACTGACGCAGATTTAAAAAACGCAAATGCTAGCGCAGCACTTGGTGAAGGCAAATGTAATCATACACCTAAAGGTAAAGCATGTCCAGTCCACGGTTTAAAAGAATGTGGCACATACATGGAAGCTAAAAAAGGAACTGGTGATGTAGGCAAGCCTAACACTGGTGACAATAAAGGTTTCAAAGGTGTAGTTGCTAATGCTAAGAAAGCTGGACATTCAACTGAAGTTGCTAACAAGATTGCTGGCAAAGTTAAAAAAGACATAATGGCAAAGAAATAATACCATGGACATGAAAAAACTTATATCCATTGTTGATAACAGTGGAACTAAACAAAAAACAGTGATCACTGAAGGTACTAACATGGCCCAACAAATGGTCATGCAACAGTATTCTAAAACTCAACAAACTGCTCCCAAATTCAAAAGCAACATTAACGAATATTTAAAAGTAGTCAATAATGAAATGATGGGTGCGCTACAAGAACAGCAAGAGCAGAAAAAGATACAAGTTAAGAAGATTGTTAATCGTGTGTTAACCCGCATGGACGAGGGTAAAACTGTTAAAGCTGAAGCTCCAAAGCCACGCAACTTTGTGGCTAAGAATGCAACTACTAGCGGTGCTGGCGCACACAAAGATAAAAAGAAAGCTGACAAGCAAGGTGATGTCAAGCACAAAGCCAAAGCATTGGAACTTGCTGAGTTACGTACTGAAGTAAAAGACAAAGACGGCAAAGTCACTAGCTGGAAAGATGAAGGCGAGTGGAAGAAAGCAGAAAAGAACAAAGACGGCCGCGGCAAAGTTACTAACCTAAGTGACAAGGCACGCCGTGAAACAGAAACTCTATCCAAGAAAGAAAAAGATGTTTCAGAAGCAGCCAAAAAAGGTCTTTACTACAATGTAAACAAACGCAAGGCCGCAGGTACAAGTAGACCTGCTAGTCATCCCAAAGCACCCACAGCAAAGGCCTGGAAGGATGCTGCTAAAACAGCCAAGAAAGAAAACGTATCAGAAAGTTACGGCAGTGTTGAAGTTGGTGCTCCAGTCAAAGTGTACAGCAACGTGCTAAAGAAAGCAGTATTTGGTAAAGTTGTTAAACTTAAAGAAGGTCGTGCTTATATTCAATATAACAATACTAAAATTGTTATGGGACACCCAATTGATGCTGTTCAATTAAATGAGGCATCGGCAGTTCCGGCGGCAGCACCAGGTATGTTAGCGGGTGCAGGTAAGATGGCGAGTAGATTTTTGCCAGGATTAGGTGCAGTTGCAGGTGCTTACGATGCGTATGATAGATACAAAAAAGGTGATTACACTGGTGCGGCACTATCAGGTGCAGCTGGTCTAGCAAGTTTTGTTCCGGGAATTGGAACAGCAGCTACACTGGGATTGACTGCTGCACAGTTGGCTAGAGATAAAAAGCGTACTGGTAGTTTTCTACCAGGTGAAGAAGAACAGCTGGCAGCGGCAGCTGCTGATAAAGCAGCCGCTGTCCAAGCAGCAACACCGGCTCCAGGTGCAATGACTCCAAATCCAAAAATTCCAGCCCAAGCCGCAACAGCTTCAGCTGTTAAAGATCCAATGGCTTTGCAAAAAGAATTAATAGCAGCAGGAGCTAATTTAGGTCCAACTGGTGCTGATGGAAAGATTGGTAAACTTACCAAAGCTGCTATGGCGGACCCAAAATATGCAGCAATTGTTAAGAAGTATACAACACAACCAGCAGCGACTTCCGGAACTATAGACAGAGTAACATCTGCAGTTAAAACGGCTCTTCCAGTTGTTGGATCGATGGCTGCTAAATAAGCACTAACTAAATAAAAAGAATTCAAGGAAAACATCATGGACTTACGAGCACTTATAAACAGAATGGATCAGCTTTCAGAAGCAGAAGATCCAGCGGCAGTTATTGCCAAGTATCAAGAAATGGGTAAAAAGCCCACAGCAGACATGCCTGCATTCATTGACCCAAAAGACGGCAAGATCAAGTACATTGATAAAGGCAATGCAAGAAATGGAGGAGAACCTGAAGTTAAAGTCATGCCAAGTGACTGGATCAAACGTTATGCTCCCGATCTAGCTACTGCTCTTGCTGCTCAAGGTGGTAACCAAGCTGCTTACGGTGCTCAACAAAAAGCTGGATTAGGTGCTGGCATTTTTGGTTCTGATTGGAAAGGCATTGGTTCTTTTGATCAAGGAACAAAAGTTAATACAGCACAAGCTGGTGCAGACACTACCAGCGCAGCCTTTATCAAAGACATGGTTGCTAAAATTACTCCGTTGTTAGACAAAGTTGAAAAGAAATCTGGCGTGGTAAATTACAGCTTGGGCGGTTCAGGTAGTCCAATGACAGGTCTCAAATTACCAGGTGCAACTGAAGGCTTTAATTTTAAAAGCGGCATTGCTAAAGTACTAGCTGAGAGTTTGGGTTATCAATTAGACGAAGCAGAAGCAGATCCAGACATGGCTGAACTAGAAAAAATGTTTGCGCAAGTGGCCGATATTGAAGACCCATCTATCAAATCATTACAAGACAGATATCAAAAAATCCTAGCAACGAAAAAACAAGCAGATAAGCCAGGCGAAGCTCCAACTCCAGGACCAACTCCAGGACCAACTCCAGGACCAAATGGTCCATCAACACAAGATTTAACAAAAGCATCAGGAGAAGCAGGAGAAGCTGTAGGTAAAAAACTACAACGTTTTAAAGATCTACTAGCAAAGGCAACTGGCAAACCTGCTGCTACTGCGGCGGCTGGGGGTGCACCAGCTGCTGTTGCGGCGGCTGGGGGTGCTGGCGGGGTCAAAATGAAAAAGTTTGGCGGATACGGGCAAGGGTTAGCTGATGATCCAATTAGTGCAAATGCTCGTCCTAAAACAGAAAATATGAGCGAAGCAGAAAAGTATGCGGCCATTCGTGATCGTTTATTGGCAATTGAATCAAGAGTTGACGAAGGTCCATTAGACTTAGTTAAAGGTGCATGGAATGCTGGTAAAGGTATTTACCAAGCTGCCAAGACAGGTTTATCAGGTGCACCAGTTGCAACTGGTAAATTAACACCAAGTGGTGCTGCACAAATGACTGGTCAAGGTTCAAAGAAATTTGCAAAGCAATTAGCAACAATGCCAGCTGCTCAACGTGGTGCTTATCAAGCAGCTAAGGTTGTAAAAAATAATCCAGTTAAAACAGCAATTGCTGCAACAGCAGCAGGTGGTGCTGCAGGTTATGCGTTAACTGATAAACCAGGAGAGGCACCAACTCCAGGACCAACTCCAGGACCAACTCCAGGACCAACTCCAGGTCCAACTCCAGGACCAACTCCAGGACCAACTCCAGGTCCAACTCCGGGTCCAACTCCAGGTCCAACTCCAACAGTTAGCACACTGAGTGATGAAGAAATGAAAGAGTTAGACACACTGGCCCGATCTTTTAGTGACAGCGAGGATGACGAAATCTTAGGATTACAAAAACAATATGGTGATTTTAAATACTCACTACAGAAGTAATCAAGTATAACATTAATGGCAGATTTATTCTGCCATTTTTGTCTTTAAAATTTCTTAGTGGTTGACACACACAGATAATTAATATATAATAGGCTATGTAAAGGAGAATCAATATGTCAGGTCGTAATTACGGTGCAGAAGAAAAGGCAAAATTGGAAAGATTGATTAGTGAAGGGTCAACAGTACTTCGCGAAATTGAAGATTTATCAGAAGGCTTGAAAGAAACAGTTAAGGCAGTTGCAGAAGAACTCAATGTAAAACCCAGCGTTATTAATCGTGCTATTAAAATTGCACACAAAGGCGATTGGTCAGCGCACAATGAAGATTGGGCAGAAATTGAAGCAATTCTTGATATCACCAAGCGTATCTAATAAATATTGCTAGGAAAGGTCGGCGGGCCATAAACCGCAACATGGGTGTTTGTCAGCCGCAAATGACATAAGGAGATATATGAGCTATGTAGATGCATGGTTCGACAGAGACAATGACGTTGTCAAAGTTGTCGAACGCAATAAAGACGGCAAAAGGGAATTTCGAGACATTCCGGCCCGTTACTCATTTTACTACGATGATGCAAAAGGAAAACACCAAAGTATACACGGTACTCCAGTTAGCAAAGTTGTTTGTAAAACACAAAAAGATTTCCGCAAGGAAATGGCAATCCACTCCAACAAGAAACTATACGAAGCAGATATTAACCAAGTATTTGTATGTTTGAGTGAGAATTATATCAATGCCGAACCCCCAAAGCTACACGTAGCATGGTTCGACATTGAGGTGGACTTTGATCCAGAAAGAGGCTACGCAAGTCCAGATGATGCGTTTATGCCAATTACTGCGATTGCTGTTCACCTACAATGGTTAGATACAATGGTTTGTTTAGCAGTGCCTCCAAAGACAATGACAATGGAGCAGGCTAAAGAATCAATCAAAGACATTCCAGACACTATGCTGTTTGAAACAGAAGCAGAAATGTTAGACACGTTCTTGGATATTATTCAAGACGCAGACATTTTAAGTGGTTGGAACAGCGAGGGATTTGATATCCCGTACACAGTCAATCGTGTGACCAAAGCCCTAAGCAAAGAAGACACAAGACGCTTTTGTTTGTTTAATCAATTCCCAAAACGCAGAGAGTATGAGAAGTTTGGCAAAAGTGCTGTAACTTATGATCTCATTGGTCGTGTACACTTGGACAGTTTAGAATTGTATCGCAAATACACATATGAAGAACGTCACACATATAGACTAGATGCTATTGGCGAAATTGAAGTTGGTGAAAACAAAGTCCCGTATGAAGGAACTTTGGATCAACTTTATAATCATGACTTCCGTAAGTTTATTGAATACAACAGACAGGATACTGCATTGTTGGACAAAATGGACAAGAAGTTAAAGTTTATGGATCTTGCTAACACACTGGCACACGAAAACACAGTATTGTTACAAACAATTATGGGTGCTGTGGCTGTTACTGAACAGGCCATTATCAACGAAGCACATCGTAGAGGCATGGTTGTACCCAATCGTGTTAAGATGGCTGAACGTGAAAATACTGCGGCAGCTGGTGCGTATGTTGCACATCCAAAAGAAGGCTTGCAAGATTGGATCGGCTCACTGGATATTAATTCACTGTATCCGTCTGCAATTCGTGCTCTTAACATGGGACCAGAAACTATTGTTGGGCAGTTACGTCAAACAATGACACAAAACTATATTGACGGCTTAATGGCCAAAGGTAAAAGTTTTGCTGGTAGTTGGGAAGGTGTGTTTGCGGCTTTGGAATATACCGCAGTAATGAATCAAGAAGTAGGCACTGAAATTACAATTGATTGGGAAAACGGAGACAGTGACGTACTAAGTGCTGCCGAAGTTTATAGATTAATTTTTGAAAGTAAACAGCCATGGGTACTAAGTGCAAATGGCACAATCTTTACTTACGAAAAAGAAGGTATTATTCCTGGCTTGTTAAAGCGTTGGTATAGTGAACGTAAGGAAATGCAAGCTAAACTAAAAGACGCTATCAAAGCTGGTAATAAAATTGAAGAAGAATATTGGGATAAAAGACAACTGGTTAAGAAGATTAACCTAAATAGTTTATATGGTGCTATTCTTAACAGTGGTTGTAGATTCTTTGATAATCGTATTGGGCAGTCAACTACATTGACTGGACGCACTATTTGTAAACATATGGCTAGTAAGGTCAATGAGATTATTACTGGAGATTACGACCACGTGGGTAAAGCTATTATTTACGGTGATACTGATAGTTGTTATTTCTCAGCGTATAAAACTTTGAAGAAAGATATTGATAACGGATCATTGCCATGGAGTAAAGAAACTGTTGTTTCATTATATGATCAAATTGGAGAAGAAGTAAACAGTACATTCCCACAGTTTATGCTTGACTCATTCCATTGTCCAAAGTCACGTGGAGAAGTTATTAAAGCTGGACGTGAAATTGTTGCTAGTAAAGGATTGTTTATTACTAAGAAACGTTATGCTGTTCTTTACTATGATAAAGAAGGCAAACGTGCGGACGTAGATGGCAAACCTGGCAAGATCAAAGCCATGGGCTTGGATTTGAAACGCAGTGATACTCCCGTGTTTATTCAAAACTTCTTAAGCGATGTATTGGAAAAAGTACTAACTGGTGCAACTGAAAAAGAAGTACTAGAAAATATTACTCAATTTAGAAGTGAATTTAAAGCACGTCCAGGTTGGGAGAAGGGTAGTCCCAAACGTGCTAACAACATTGCGGAATATCAAGAGAAAGAAAAGAAAGCTGGTAAAGCTAATATGCCTGGTCACGTTCGAGCAAGCATTAACTGGAATACTCTAAAGCGTATGATGGACGACAAGTACAGTCAACAAATTGTAGACGGTATGAAAGTTATTGTTTGTAAAGTAAAACAAAATCCATTAGGGTATACTAGCGTTGCTTACCCAGTAGATGAATTGCGTCTTCCACAATGGTTTAAGGATTTGCCTTTTGACCACGCAGAAATGGAGCAATCAATTATTGATAATAAACTTGATAACTTGATTGGTGTATTGAAGTGGGACGTGCAAAGTACAGAGGAGAAGAACACGTTTAATAAACTGTTCGAATTTTAATATGAAATTTATTATTGCAGGTTATGGATTTGTAGGTAAGGCAGTTAAGGCTGCTTTAAAATACACTTATGAAACTGAAGTAGTTGATCCAGCACTCACTGAAGTTAAAATTTCAGATCATTATGATGCCGCTGGTATTATTATCTGTGTTAATACCCCTAGTGACGATAATGGAGATTGTGATATCAGCAACGTGTTAGACGTTATTAGTCAAACGCCAGTTCATATGCCAATCTTAATTAAAAGCACAGTAAGTCCGGACAAACTTAAAGCTATTACAGAAAAATATTCTGAACATAGTATTGCGTATAGTCCAGAGTTTTTAAGAGCAAAGTCAGCAATTGAAGATTTTGCCAAGCAAAAGTATATGATTATTGGCGGTGATGATCCGTTGGATTTTTGGCACTGTGCTTTTAGGGGAGCAATGCCAAACTTGTTAGTAGTACACAAGTGTTCAATTGAAGAAGCTGCAATTATCAAATACGCAACAAATAGTTTTTTAGCAATGAAAGTATCGTTCTTTAATCACATATATGATATATGTGAGGCAAGTGGACATGACTTTGATATTGTTAGACACTTAATTTGCCAAGATAATCGAATTGGCACAAGTCACAGCATGGTTCCCGGACCTGATGGTGAAAGAGGTTGGGGAGGGCATTGCTTTCCAAAAGATACATCGGCGTTTATTCATTACATTAATTCATTAGATCAAAAATTTGATTTATTGGAAACGGTAATAGAGTACAACAAAAAAGTAAAAAAAGGTGTTGACACAAGCGTCAATATCAGTTAAAATACAAACTTGGAGACCCATATGAAAAACATTTTACAAGACATCGTAGCACATACACATAGCCTAGGCTTTTTGCCAACAGTTAAAGTTTCTGGTGAGAACGGAGAAACAACTATTGAATCAATGGCAGAAGACCGTAGCGTTATTGTTAATGCTAAAACACACAAGGTAGTTACTGAATTTGCAGGCGTATTTGGTATGCCTAACTTAGACAAATTAGCACTACACTTGAAGAATCCAGAATATAAAGAAAACGCAAAGATTAATGTTGTTACTAGTCAACGCAACGGCGTAGATATTCCAACAAGTTTGCACTTTGAAAATGCAACTGGCGACTTTGTTAACGATTATAGATTTATGAGTACTGAAGTTATTAACGAAAAGTTAAAAAGCGTCAAGTACAAAGGCAACGGTTGGGACATTGAATTTGAACCTTCACTGAGCTCAATCGGTCGTTTGAAATTGCAAGCGGCTGCACATACAGAAGAAAACGTGTTCCAAGTCAAAACAGACAATGGCAATTTAGTTGTAAGTTTTGGTGATGCAAGTACACACGCTGGTAACTTTGTATTCCAACCAAATGTTGTTGGTAAATTGAAACACACATGGTCATGGCCAATTAACGCTGTTATTAGTATTCTTAACTTAGATGGTAAGAGCACAGTACGCATTAGTGATCAAGGCGCTATGCAAATTACAGTTGATAGTGGTATTACAGAATACAACTATATTCTTCCAGCTCAATCTAAGTAATGAATACAAACTTAACGGCTACACAAAGCGATTACGCAAAGTTTTTGCCAGCAACGTCGACATTTTATTCGACGTTTGTTGGTAAACAACGTCATTTTAATTATGTAGACCCCACTCGTATTCCGCCATCATTTGCACACGGTGCGGAGAGTCTCAACTATTTGGATCCAGACAAGGGTGCATTTTATTATCACTGGTGCTTGTATAGTGCTGGACATGCTAACTTAGACTTGAATAAGTTTGATCCAAAAGAGGATATGTTCCGTAACAGAGATCGCAATACATCTTGGGTGTTAGGTGACTCTGGTGGTTTCCAAATTGGTAAAGGCAAATGGACTGGTGATTGGAAAGATCCCAACTGTCCACGTGCAATGAAAAAGCGTAAACAAGTTTTAGCTTGGATGGATACCTTAATGGACTATGGTATGTGTCTTGATATTCCAAGTTGGACTGCTAAAAATCCAGAAAGTCCTAAACTGATTGGTATTAGCAGTTATGCCGATGCAGTTAATGGCACATATATTAATAATGATTACTTTGTTAATAATAGAAACGGCAATTGCAAGTTCTTAAACGTATTGCAAGGCGAAAATCACGGTCAAGCAGATGACTGGTATGATCGTATGAAAAAATATTGTGATCCAAAGCAATACGGTGATCGTGCATTTAATGGCTGGGGTATGGGTGGCCAGAACATGTGTGATGTTGAGCTTGTACTAAGACGATTAGTTGAATTACGTTTTGATGGATTGTTAGAAAAAGGTCATCAAGATTGGATGCACTTTTTAGGTACAAGTAAATTAGAATGGGCAGTATTACTTACAGATATTCAACGTGCTGTTCGTAAACATCATAACGAAAACTTTAGTATCAGCTTTGACTGTGCAAGTCCGTTCTTAGCAACTGCTAACGGACAGATTTATATTCAAACAGAAACAGAAGATCGTAAAAAATGGACATACAGAATGACATCAAGTGCTGATGACAAGAAGTATGCTAACGACACACGTTTGTATAAAGATGCAGTTATTCAAGATGGTATTTTAAAAGTATTTGAATCTAGTCCCATTATTGATCAGATCAAACTCAATGAAATTTGCATTTACGGCCCAGGCGATACTAACAAGTTTGGACAAGTTAATAAAACATCTTGGGATAGTTTTAGTTATGGCATTATGATGGGTCATAATGTTTGGATGCATTTGAACGCTGTTCAAGAAGCCAACAGACAATATGATGCTGGTCGTTGCCCTAATATGTTAGTTGACGAACGATTTGATCAGATATTCTTTAAAGACATTGTTGAAGCATTGTTTGCTACAAGCGACAAAGGTACTGCGCTAAAAGTTATTGATGAATTTAGATTCTTTTGGAATCGTGTTATTGGTACACGCGGTGCAAGTGGTAAGAAAGCTATCAATGCTCATACAAATTTTGAAAACTTGTTTGAGGTTGTAGAAACTGCTCCAGTTGTTGCGCAACCAGTTGTTGAACATAGCGATGAATTTAGTGAAGATGAAATTAACAAACTTGATGA